CCTATACAATTCTTCTTTTATAATTTTGATAAAATTGACCAGTTGCAAAAAGAAATACAAAAAGATAAACTTAACCGTCAAACACTGAGGGAAGAAACTAAAAAGAGAGTTGAAGGCGAAGAAGAGTGAATACAGAAGCAACCCTAATATCAGCAGTATGTAAGAATAAAGATATAAGCACACTTCTTGCAGATAACGTAGACGAATTATTTACCTCTCATAGAGATATATGGGAAGGCTTAAAATCATATTATTACAAGTTTAAGGCAGTTCCAGAAGCTGGAATCCTACAAGAGAAGTTCAAGGACTTTGATCCAGACACCAATGTTAAAGCAGAAACTGGATATTATTTAGATAAACTTAAGAGTGAATTTTTATCTAATAGATTAAAGTCTATTATTCTACAAACTGGATCAAGCTTAAAAGAAGATGCCCCATCTAGAGTGCTTGCTAAATTACAAGGTGACTTAGCACATCTAAGTAGATTTACAAATAATGTTAGAGACTTAGATATTACAGATGCAGAAGCAGCAGCAAGACACTTTGAGGCAGTTAAAACTCGTTCTGCAGCAATGGGTGGTGCTCCAGGAATTATTACTGGCTTTGATGCTATTGATAAAGCATACCCAACTGGAATGGCACCAGGACATCTAATTGTTGCTATTGGTTGGCCAGGACGTGGTAAGACTTGGTTTACATCCTATCTTGCATGTAAAGCGTGGGAACAAGGATTTAAGCCAATGATTGTATCTCTTGAAATGTCACCAGAAAATATGCGTGACCGTATTTATACAATGCTTGGATCTGGATTATTTAAAGCATCAGACTTTTCTAAGGGTGATGTAAATATAGATGACTTCCGCTCATGGTCAACAAAGAAATTTGAAAATAAGAATAGTTTTATTTTGGTTTCTAACGAAGGAAATACAGAAGTTACTCCAGCAACTATTCAGGGTAAGATTGATCAACATAAACCAGACTTAGTTATTTTAGATTATCATCAATTATTTAATGATAACAAGCGTTCAAATTCTGAAGTAGAGCGTAACCGTAATATCTCTCGTGAATTTAAATTGCTTGCCGTATCTAATAATATCCCTATTATAGATATTACCGCAGCAACTGCAGATGATATTTCAGATCAGGATAATCCGCCAATGATGAGCCAAGTTGCTTGGTCAAAGGCCATTGAATATGATGCTGATATGGCTATGGCTATTCATAGATATCCAGGAACTAATATGATTGAAGTTGTTTCAAGAAAAAACCGTCATGGTCATGAATTTGATTTCTATTTAGACTGGGACATTAACCGTGGTATTGTAAAAGAGATCTACGAGAATTTGCCAGAGCTCAACGGTGACACACAAAAGAATTAATAGGTTTCAAATATCAGTAGAGTTTAAAGATGATTCAGACATGATTCGTGTAAAGAATCAATATGAAAATCTATTAACACATGATATGAGAATAAAAGGCTACGCAAGAGTTCTTGACATAGACCCTGCGTTTTCGGTAGAATTTACTGGTGAGACATGGAAGTTTTTAATGACTATTCATGGCGTATATGTAGGAAGGCGGAAGGCATGGCAATCAGAGGGTATAACCCAAGGGAAGTTGATTCCACGCAATACACTCCAAACCACATCAAGTCTGTAATTAAAGGCTTAGGTTTAGATATTGCGGGGGAAACATCAAATGATTTCCTATGTTATTGCCCATTTCATTCTAATAGACATACACCAAGCTTTAGTATAAGCAGAGAAAAGGGAGCATTTATTTGCTTTAATCCTTCATGCGGAGAATCTGGAACATTAACTGATCTAATTAAAAAGATGCTTAACAAGAATGACTTTGAAGCATTAAGATATATATCATCTAAAGAATCAGAAGCTTTAGATAACTTTGATGAATTAATGTCAGATATGTTTGAAGAGAAGCCAGAGTATGTAGAGTTTTCTCAAGAAACATTGAATAATTTATATAATGAGTTAGGATCAAATCAAGAGGCCAAGGACTATTTTAAGTCTAGAGGAATTAATGAAGAATCCATGCATCACTTTAAACTAGGATACTCTGGACAACAAGGTATGGTAATTGTTCCAGTTCATAGTCCAGACGGAATTCCAGTAGGGCTAGTTGGAAGATCAATTACTGATAAACGTTTTAAGAATAGTACAAACCTACCACGTAGCAAAACAATGTTTAATATACACAGAGCTAAAAGAATTGGTGAGCAGGTAATTATTGTTGAATCTAGTTTTGATGCTATTCGTGTTCATCAGGCTGGATTTCCAAATGTAGTGGCAACTTTAGGCGGACATATCTCTAAAGATAATTTAAATCTATTAAATAAGTATTTTAATAAAATAATGATAATGACAGATGCTGATGAAGCAGGTAGAGAATTAGGTAAATCCATATCTAATAAATTAAGAAATAAAGACATCTTGTGGGCTTCTTACAATTATGGTAAGATATACCCTCATGATGCAAAAGATGCTGGTGATATGACTGATGAAGAAATCCGTTCTTGTATAAAGAATGCGGTGTCTGATATAGAGTACAGAACTTGGACTTTGTGATATAATAGAAAAACAGATGGATCTATACCATCAACTATATGAAAAGAGGAAACTATGGGTCTAGTAAAAGGACTAAAAGATCTAAATAAAGTAATGGACAAGCCACAAGCTTCAAGTGGAGAGAGTTCAAAAGCACGTTGGGTAAAATTAGAAGATTCAGAAAGCGTTAAGATTCGCTTCCTTCAAGAATTGGATCCAGATTCACCACACTATAATGCAAAAAACGGACTTGGATTTATTGCCGTAGAGCATACAAACCCTAAAGACTATAAGCGTAAAGCACTTTGTTCAATGGAAGATCAAGGCAAGTGCTGGGGTTGTGAACAACATCGTAAGGATTACAAGGCGGGATGGAAAGGTCGTTCACGACTATACATCAATGTACTTGTAGATGATGGCAAAGAAGCACCATATGTTGCTATTTTGTCACAGGGCAGTAGCGGAAAGACTATTACCCCTACATTAATTGAGTATGCTGGCGAAATGGGTAGCATTTCAAATTTAATGTGGCGCATAAAGCGAACTGGTACAAAAACTGATACAAGTTATACAATTATTCCTTTAGCTAAAGATGAAGCAGCATTTGATTCATCTGGGTTAGAATTGTATGAATTAGAAAAGGTTGCAGTTCGTGACCTACCTTATACAGAGCAAGAGGCTTTCTTTTATGGAGAAAGCGGACATGACGAGCCATCTGCTACATCTAGTAGCGTAGACTGGTAATCTAATTATTGGCAGGGTTAATTCCCTGCCATAATTTTAACATATACATCTTATATGATATAATTGACTTATGGACAAAATAAATAAATCAGATTTATACTGGGCAGCAGGATTTTTTCAAGGAGAAGGTTATGCTGGAATAGTTAAAACTAAAAGAAAAATAAAAGAAGACTATCAATATGTTTCTTTAAAAATTACACAATACCATGATAGAACACCTTTAGATAATTTTTGTAAAATATTTGGGTGTGGCTCAGTAATAGGACCACATAATAAAACTCGTGGAGATCAAGAAGTTTATCAATATGTAGCCTCAAATCAAGATGCAGAAAAAATATTATATAAAATTTTACCACTTTTAACTGGTAAAAAATATAATCAAGTTTTAAAAGTTATTGATGATATAAATAAATATAAAGTTAAAGATAGACCAATGCCAAAAAATACAAAAAAGTCTTGCCCAAAAGGGCATAGTTATGATAAAGTAGGATATATAAATCCATATGGATATACTGTATGCAAAACATGTCATGCAGAACAAAAAAGAAAGTTAAGGCGGAATGCAAAGTAATTTTGTACATCTTCATTGTCATAGCTATTATTCTTTAATGGATGGTCTTAATTCTCCATTAGAATTAGCACAGGCTGCAAAAGATGCTGGACAAATAGCATTAGCAATTACAGATCATGGAACTCTATCATCACACCGTGAAATGCAATTGGCATGTAAAGAGGTAGGTATAAAGCCAATTCTTGGCGTTGAAGCATACATATCCCCAACAGATAGATTTGATCGTTCATCTAAAACAGATAAAAGCATTCAGGCATACAACCACATAATCCTACTTGCTAAAAATAAAAAAGGATTAGAAAATATTAATATGCTTCAAGAACTTGCATGGAACGAAGGGTTTTATCATAAGCCACGTATTGACAGAGAAGTATTAAAAGAATACTCTGAGGGCATTATTGTTTTGTCTGGCTGTCTTAATGGACTTATTAGCAAGGCTATAGAGCGTCAAGAATTTTCAGAAGCAAAGCTTGCCCTTAAAGATTTTAAACAAACATTTAAAGATGATTTTTATATTGAGGTGCAGTCTCACAATCCACCAGAAATTAACTCCAAGCTTTTAGAATTGGCTGATGAATTAAAAATTAAGGCGGTGGCTACAGGAGATGCCCACTTCGCTAAAGAAGAAGATAGAATATTAGAAGAGGCTATGCTCATTCTATCTACATCTCCTAAATCAGATAAAGAAGCAGATTTTGAAATGTCTCGTCAAATGAAAAATATGTTAGATAGATTTAATTATCTTTATCCAGACCGTAAAATATCATTCCAAAACTATAATTTATTTATTCAGTCTAGAGAAGAGATTGAAGCAGACTTCAAAAAATCACTAATTAATCGAACAGACATTTTTGATAATACTATGGAGATAGCTGAAAAAATTCAGGATTACGACTTTAACAGGGGTTTAGACCTGCTTCCAGTACCCAAGACCAATGCTGACCAGAAACTGGCTGAGATGGCCTTTGAAGGCCTTAAAAAATTAAATCTGGCGGATACCTCAGGGTATGTGGATAGGTTAAATGAAGAATTATCTATAATTAAGGATAAAAGCTTTGCCTCATATTTCCTAGTAGTGGCAGATATGATTAACTGGGCTAAAGAAAATAATATTATGGTTGGTCCTGGCCGTGGTTCTGCAGCAGGCTCTTTGGTATGTTATGCCCTAGGAATTACAGATGTAGATCCAATTGAATATGATTTACTATTTTTCAGATTTATTAATCCTGAACGTAATGACTTTCCAGATATCGATACAGACTTTGAAGATCGCCGTCGCAAAGAAGTAAAAGAATATCTTAAGAAAAAATTTAAGCACGTTGCGTCTATTTCAACATATACTTATTTTAAAGATAAAGGTGTAGTGCGTGATGCTGCTCGTGTATTTATGGTTCCGCTTCAAGATGTAAATCGTGCACTTAAATCAGTAGACACATTTGAAGACTTTATGGATTCACCAAATACAAAAGAGTTTAGAATGAAATATCCAGAGGTAGCATGGCTTGCTGAAAAACTACGTGGCAAGATTAGAAGCGTTGGCGTACATGCTGCTGGAGTAGTTGTTGCTAAAGATGATATTCGTAAATTTGCACCAATTGAATCTAGAGAAGATGCTCAGGATAAAGTTTCTGGACGTATTCCAGTAGTAGCATACGATATGGACACTGTTGCAGATATAGGTCTTATTAAGCTAGATGCGCTTGGACTAAAAACATTATCTGTTATTTCAGATACATTAAAGGCTATTAAAGAACGTCATGGTAAAGATGTTATTCTTTCAGATTTAACACTAGATGATCCTCAAGTTTATAAAACATTAAGTGAGGGATACACAAAAGGCGTTTTCCAAGCTGAAGCAACTCCATATACAAACCTATTAATGAAAATGGGAGTGGATAAGTTTGAAGATTTAGCAGCATCAAACGCTTTGGTTCGTCCAGGAGCAATGAATACTGTTGGTGCTTCATATATTAATCGTAAGCATGGTCGTGAAGCAATTAAATATACTCATGAAATTATGCAGCCTTTTACAGAAAATACTTATGGTGTTATTATATATCAAGAGCAAGTTATGCAAGCCTGCGTATACTTAGGAGGAATGTCTTGGTCAGAGGCTGATAAGGTCCGCAAGATTATTGGAAAGAAAAAGGATGCAAAAGAATTCGACCAGTTCAAGGATAAGTTTATCAGTGGGGCTTCTAAACATATTACGCCCAAAAAAGCAGAAGCGCTATGGCATGATTTTGAAGCTCATGCAGGTTATTCTTTTAACCGTTCTCATGCTGTTGCTTATTCCATGCTTAGTTATTATACGGCTTGGCTTAAGAATTATTACCCTCTTGAGTTCATGTTTTCAATTCTTAAAAATGAAAATGATAAAGATGCTAGGACTGAATATTTAATTGAGGCTAAACGCCTAGGATTAAAAATAAAACTTCCTCATATTAATGAATCAGATCTATATTTTTCACTGCAGGGAGATGCTATTAGATTTGGCTTAGCAGAAATTAAGTTTATCTCAGATAGTATTGCAAATAAAATAATAGAGAGAAGACCATATGCCTCGTATGCCGATTTCGTTCAAAAAGCCTCTGCCAAAGGTAGCGGTATTAATAGTAGGGCTGTATCTGCTCTTAATGCTATTGGTGGTGCTGCTTTTGACGACAATGTCAGAAGTGGTAAGGAAAAAGAAAACTACTACGAATACTTAGGAATACCTACATTTAATTTAGACTTACCTCCAAGAATTAAAGCACAAGCAAGGCCTATTGAAGATTTTGACGATCTGGGTTCTTTTGTTATGTTTGGTATGGTTAAAAGTATTAAACGTGGAACTGGATGGGCAAGAGTAGAGTTGGTAGATGAAACTGGAACTATTGGATTATTCCATAATGAACAGACACAAATTGAACCAAATCAAATGTATTTCATACTTGTAGGAGATAATCGCATTGCTAGATATATTAAGGTGGGAGACATTAATCCTAATGGTTCAGACCTATTTGTAGATTATTTGTATAGGAAAGAATACGATTTAGAAGATGATGAATTAATTGTTTTAAATCATACTCCGTATAAAACAAAAGCTGGAAAGATGATGGCGCATCTAGTTTTTTCAAATAAGAATAAGGAATTAACAAGAGCAATTGCATTTCCAACAATGTACAAGATGGCTTTGGCAAAATTACGTGAAGGCATGAAATGTAAAGTGGTTCTATCTAAATTAGATGATGGAACATTAATGGTAAAGGAAATAAAATGACAGACAATATAGAGCAAATAGTATCATCAATTAATATGAATCAAGTATTAGTAGCAATTCTAGAAGAGCATAAGAGACTTACTGTGCCAACTATTAAATTCTTAGATACTAAAACTAATAACAAAGAGTTAATAATTGATTATGATGAGGAAGGTCCGTCATTTACATTTAGCCTAAGGGAGAAAAATGAACAACAGGATGCTGGTCAAAATGTTGAATAATAATGAAGATGTATCTATGGTGACAGACGGCGGATTAGATTTGCTGGCTGCCCTATTACATGAAACCGCAAAAGAAAAAGGGTTTTGGGATGGGGAATATAATCATGATAAAGTTGGAAACAAATTAGCATTAGTTCATTCAGAGGTAACAGAAGTGCTAGAAGCTATTAGAAAAAGTAAAGGTTCAGAATATATAGTTGAAGAAATGGCTGATGTAATAATTAGACTACTTGATGTTTATGCTGCTATGAGAAATGAAGAGCAAATATTACACAGTTTAGACGAAATTCTTCAAAAGAAAATTAATATAAATAAAGAAAGACCAAGGCTTCACGGAAATTTATTTTAATGATATACTATACAGATAGAAGAAAGAATAATAAATGACAGTCGTATTAGACGAAATATTAGCAAAGTTAGACCCTAAGACCCGCCAAAGAGTTCAATCAGCTCAGGATGTTAAAGTTGAAAAACAACTAACTCCAAGCATTGGACTTAACATGGCATTAAAGGGCGGACTAGGATTTGGAAGACAAGTCTTGGTCTGGGGAAATAAATCAGCAGGTAAGTCATCATTTTGTTTACAGATGATTGCTATGGCACAAAAAGAAGGAAAGTCTTGTGCATGGATTGATGCAGAAGCATCATATGATCAATCATGGGCAGAGCAATTAGGTGTAGATTCATCTAGGTTAATTTACTCTCCAGCCAAAACAGTAAATGATATGGTAGATGTTGCTACTAAATTAATGGAAGCAGAAGTAGATGTAATTGTTGTAGACTCTATTTCCGCATTATTGCCAGCAATATATTTTGAAAAAGACGGAAATGAATTAAAAGATTTACAAGATACAAAACAAATTGGTGCCGAAGCAAAAGATATGACACATGCAGTTAAGATGCTTAATTATGCAAATAAGAATACATTGTTAGTGCTTATATCTCAACAAAGAAACCAGTTTGGTAGTATGCATGCCTCTCATATTCCTACAGGTGGAATGGCAGTTAAGTTTTTTTCATCAACAGTTATTAAACTCTGGTCTTCAGAAGCTGAGGCCAATGCCATTAAAGCAGGAGTTAAAGTTGGAGATAAGATTATTGAGCAAAGAGTTGGTAGGCCAGTAAACTGGATTATTGACTACAATAAACTTGGACCGCCAAATCTTTCAGGTCAATATGATTTTTATTATCAAGGAGAAACTTTAGGAGTAGATAGAGTTGGAGAGACACTTGATGTTGCAGAAATGTGTGGCATTGTTGAAAAAGGCGGAGCATGGTATACATTGAATGGAGAAAGATTTCAGGGTAGACCAAAAGCTGTAGCATACTTAAAAGAAAATCCAGATGTTGTTGAAAAACTAATTGAGGAGATCAATGCCAAATCTTGAAGAGTTTATTAACAATAAAGTAGAGCATGTATATAAGGCTGAACTACAAAAAATTAATGGTATAAAGCCATGCGCTAAATGTGAAAAAGATGTAGAGTCATATTATTGGGATGCTACAAAACTAACAATGTCTTGGACATGCCCTAATGGTCATGAGAATTCTTTTACGGTGCAGTAGTGTCAGAAAGATCTGAGGTTAAACGTGATGGTGCAAGAGCACAAAAAAATAGTGGACGTGGTAATTATCAGAAAGGTGATGCCCAATGGAAATCTTTCGTGGTGGATTATAAAGAATACGAAAAGTCAATCTCTATTTCAGAAAGTATGTGGTCTAAAATTTGTACAGATACTTTTAAGGTGGACAGGAATAAACATCCACTTCTCAAGCTCATCCTTGGCAAATCTGGTAGCAAAACAAGGCTTGCCGTATTAGAATGGTCATTTTTAGAACAATTAATTGAATGTTGGGAGGAACAAAATGGGAAGTAATAATAAAATACCTTTTAATCCAACGATTATTAAGGATGGCAGAATAGTAAGAATACGCAAAGATGGCACAGTAAAAGCCGATCTTGGCCCCTATATAAGAAAAGAAAACAATGTCAAGCGATAAGAATACTCTTGAATTGATTAGTGATATTACAGAGTTTAATGATCTACATGAATTTATGAAAGATGAACATTTAGATAAAGCATTAGCAATTGTAGTAAAACTATTAATGAATCCAGATGTGCCTTCTGCTAAAGCACCTCATATTATTATGGAATTACAGGCAATGTCTACTAAGTTTGCTGTGCTTGCCTCTGTATATTCTACAATTGCAAAAGATAAAGCTGGAACAGAAAATAATAATAAGAAAAACATTTATTATTCAGTTAAAGAATCTTTAGATAAACTAGTAGATGCACTTAAGTATGTAGTTAGGTATAACTCGTGATTAAAGAAATTTTATTATGTACATTTACTGGAATGATATTGGGCGGAGTTTTTGCAGCATTTAAACTTCCAGTGCCAGCCCCACCAGTTTTCCCAGCAGTAATGGGTATAGTTGGTATATGGCTAGGATCATATTTGATTGGAAAAACAATATAGTGGGAAGAGAAATAGTAAGTAATTTAAAATTTAAAAAGGTTACTGGAATATTTGACCCAGCAGAGTTTGCTAAGATGCTAGATGATGCCTACCTTTCTACTAAACGTGGTGATCAAACAATGACTAAAACATCTTTTAGTCCTAGTACAATTGGTTATGGTCATGGTAAATGTCCTAGATATTGGTATTTAGCATTTAGCGGAGTAGTGTTTATTGATGAAAATGACTCAGTTGCTGTTGCAAATATGGCGCAGGGAACTCAAGCTCATGAGCGTCTACAAAAATTAATTGAGTCTACTGGCAAATTAAAAGAACAAGAGCGTGAGATTAAGAACGAGTATCCACCTATCAGAGGTTTTATAGACCTTGTAATGGACTGGAATGGCGAAGAAGTTATTGGTGAAATTAAAACGGCTAAGCAAGAAGTCTGGGACACTAGACAAGCCACAATGAAGCCATCAGCAAACCATATGTTGCAACTACTTACCTATATGAAATTAACCAATGCTAAAGAGGGATTCTTCCTGTATGAAAATAAGAATACTCAAGAGGTATTAATTATTCCTATACAAATGAATGAAAGAAATAAAAAGATAATTGATGATACTTTTACATGGCTATGTGAGGTTTGGGATAACTTTAAAGATGGAGACCTTCCAATGAGACCGTTTACTAAGTCTACTTCTACGTGTAAGTATTGTCCTATTAAAAAAGAATGCTGGGATATGGAAACTGGAACAGTACAAATAGAACCATTTGAGGTGCCAACAATATGATATGTTCAAATAAAGAATGTGCTAAAGAGTTTGATGCAAAAACCCATAATCAAAAATACTGTTCTGATGAGTGCTGCCGTATAGCTACAAATCGTAGAATTATGGAAAAATATTATGAGAAAAAAGCAATTAGAAATGGTGCACCAAGAGTTTGTAAAAAATGTAAAACTAAATTAAGTAGATATAATCAAAATGAAATATGCTCAACATGTGAAAAAAATATAAACTATGAAAGCAAAAAAATAATTTGGGGTATCATTAGTGAAATTAGCTGACCTAGTTAAAACAAAAGCTTACAGAGTTCTTGGAATAGATGCATCCACTAACTCAGTAGCATTTTGCCTTATGGAAAACAATAAACCAATCAAATGGGGTAAAATAGAGTTTACTGGATCAGATATTTTTGAAAAAATACATGATGCAAAAATAAAAATGAATGCGATGCTTGATGAATTAAAATCTGACTATATTGTAGTTGAAGGTGCAATACTTGTAAGGTCTCCAGATGCTGTAATAAAATTATCTTATGTCTATGGGGTAGTAATTGCTGAGCTTATGTCTACTGGGGCAAAGGTAATAACAATATCTCCTTCTGCTTGGCAGGCATATATAGGAAATAAAAATCCAACCAAAGATGAAAAAGCGGCTATTAGATTGAAAAATCCAGGATACGCAGACTCTTGGTATAAAACTCAATTACGCAATATGAGAAAACAAAGAACCGTAGATTACTTTAATAATAAATATGAATTAAATATAACAGACTTTGATGTAGCAGATGCATTTGGAATTGCTCATTATTCTAATCAGGTTTTAACAGAACGATGAAGCTATATCAAAATAAAGTTTGGCTATATAGAAGATATGTAGTTCAAAAGAAAAGTATTACAATGATTGCAAAAGAGTGTGGAGTATCAACTATGACAATTCAAAGATACGTGCAGGAGTTTGGATTTAGTAAAAAAAGATGAACATAGCGTATAAGATTTTTCATTTACCAAGAGATCACAAACGAGATAATATTGTTGAAAATGTTCATTTTAATTTACTTAAAAAGATTAAAATGCTTGATACAGATACAATTAAAATATCATCTTATAACGAGTATATAAAATTTAAAGATCAGTATCCAGATTTTAATGTAGATATTAATGGATACAATTTAGACAATATTCAAGGTTGGCGATATGGTGAAGTTGGTATTTGGGCTAGTAATTGGTTGGCCTGGAAAAATTTTATAAATTCTGATTATGACTATTTAATATTAATGGAAGATGACATTGTTCTATATGATGATTTTTTAAATTATGTTGAATCATATTTAAAAGAATTACCAGAAAATTTTGATGCCATACATGCATTTTGCCCAGAAGATCAAAATAATAAATATAATATTTCTTTAGATATATCAAAGAATATTTGTATAGCTTATCAAGATTGGTCTGCGGCCTGTTATATAATTAATAAAAATGGTGCTAACAATATGTTAAAGTTAGCATCTCAGGGAATTAATTTACCGCTAGACTGGTTTATGTTTAGACAAAAACATTTATTAAGTATATATACTGTTAAACCTACAGTAGATAAAATATGCACAACAATGAATATAGAATCAACATTTCAAACAAAAGAGGATAGGAAAATATTAAATGGGATACTCTGATCCAGAAAATAAGCCGTGGACTCAAGAAAAAATAGTTGAAATAAATCCATCAACAGTATTAGATATTGGGGCGGGTCAAGGGGTTTATTTAAATTTAATTAGAGAGTCATTTGGCGATAAGGTATCTGTAAATGCTGTAGAAGTATGGCAACCATACATAGACCAATTCGACCTTGAAAATAGATATAATACTTTATTTGCAATGGACGTAAGGGATTTAAATAATTTTAATTATGATTTAGTAATATTAGGTGATGTTTTAGAGCATATGCCAGAACAAGATGCTATCGATCTTTGGAATAAAATATCTAAACAGGCAAGGCATGCTATTATATCTATTCCTATTATTCATTATCATCAAGATGCAATTAATGGGAATCCATATGAAGTTCATGTAGAAGAAGACTGGAATACAGAAAGAGTTTTAAAAACATTTAAAGGAATTATAGAGCATAAAGAATTTACAGTGACAGGAGTATTTATAGCAAAGTTTGATAATCAATGATTCCAAAAACTATATGGCAAACATATAAGGACCCATTTGATAAGCTACAGCCTTATATGACTGATGCAATTAATACTTGGAAAACATTAAATCCAGAATATGAATACCACTACATGGATGATTTACAAGCGTCTGAATTTATATTAAAAGAGTATGGTCAAGAATGGTACGATATTTTTATTAGCTTACCAGTTGGTGTAATGAAGGGCGACCTTTGGAGATATATGATCATATATAAATATGGTGGAATATATGTAGACCTAGATACAGAATGTTTAAATCCAATAGATAATTGGTTAAATAAAGATTATGAAATGATTGTTTGTCCTGAAACAGATAAACATTTTTGCCAGTGGGCATTTGCGGCATCTGCTGGACACCCTATATTAAAAATAGTTTTAGATAAAATAAAAGAAAAACTATCTAATCCTTCATACGGATCAGAGCATTTTGTTCACCATCATACTGGACCAGCAATATGGACTGAAGGAATAAATGAAGCACTAGATATTAAAGTAAATAATTTAATTGATGACTACCTATTGTTAAATTCATCAAATAATGCTAAACTATACAAGTTCCATTGTTACGGTGGAGAAAATTGGCGAATATTTCATTTTATAGATATTAAACATATCTATGGAAGTCAAAAATGGAATGATGGAAATTATGTTCAATGGATTGAAGATCCATTAGTGAGGGGTACAAGATAATGCCAAAACCAGTATTTGAAGACAGCAAGCAATTTGTATATGAAGAATTATATATGCATTCATTGTCTGCTCCTTCTGGAATTAAAATATTAAATACATGTGTAGATGTAGCTCAGATGCTTATTGAAAAAAATATATCATACGGAGATTCAGCGTTGTCACCAATTAGATTATTTTCAACGGCGGATAATGTAGAGCAATTAAAAGTACGTATAGATGATAAATTAAATAGAGTTAAAAATGCACAAGGGTTTCCTGGAGATAATGACATAGATGACCTTATTGGCTACCTAATTCTATATAAAATAGCTAATTCTAATTGACTTTTCAGTCAACTGGAATTATAATACATATATATGGAAATTGAATTAGCAGATCACTTTGATCGCATGAATAAAGTAGTTAGCGAATTGCTTAAAGGCAATAGCCCTACTAGTATTGCCACAATTACTGGACTTCAAAGAAAAGAAGTTGTTGAGTTAATTGATGAATGGAAAGCTGTCATTCATAATGATACAAATACCAGAGAAAGAGCAAGAGAAGCAATTTCTGGGGCGGACCAACATTATGCAATGCTTATTAAAGAAGCATGGAAGACAGTAGAAGATGCAGACCAAGCTGGTCAATTAAATGTTAAAGCAACAGCCTTAAAATTAATTGCAGATATTGAAGGCAAAAGAATTGGTATGCTTCAAGAGGTTGGCCTACTAGACAATGCTGAGATTGCTAGTCAAATTGCAGAAACAGAACATAAACAAGAGATACTTGTAAAAATATTAAAAGAAGTAACCGCCACATGTCCTAAATGTAAAATAGAGGTAGCAAAGAGATTATCTCAAATTACTGGTGTTGTTGAACCAATAGAAATAATTGAGGAAGTAAGTGGATCTTAATTTTGATGATCTTATTAATATACTCGATGGCGAAGAATTTGACGAAAAGCCAGTCGATTTAAAAACATTTGTTCGTGATCCTCAGTATCTTGGCCTACCAGAATTATCAGATTATCAATATACTTTAATTGAAAAAAGCTCTCAGATATATAAAGAGTCAACTCTTATAAAATTATTTGGCGAAGAAGAAGGTAGAATTAGGTTTAAGCAAACTGCAAATGAGGTGGTTGCACAACTAGGAAAAGGTTCTGGAAAAGATTATTGTTCAACAATTGCAGTGGCTTATATAGTTTATTTATTATTATGTCTTAAAGATCCAGCACAATATTATGGTAAACCGCCTGGGGATTCAATAGATATTATTAATATTGCTATTAACGCACAACAGGCTAATAACGTATTCTTTAAAGGATTTAGAACACGTATTGATAAATCACCATGGTTTATTGGAAAGTATACAGAAAAAGCTTCAGAGATTAAATTTAATAAAAATATAACTGTGCACTCTGGACACTCAGAGCGTGAGGCATGGGAAGGCTATAACGTTATAGTAATCATCCTTGATGAAATTTCAGGATTTAGTATGGAAAGTACAACTGGACATGATCAAGCAAAAACTGGATCTGCTATATATGATATGTATAGAGCATCCGTTGATTCACGTTTCCCAGATTTTGGTAAAGTAATATTACTTTCTTTCCCACGTTATAAAAATGACTATATTCAACAAAGATACGACGACGTAGTTGCTGAAAAAGAAACAGTAATTAGAACACATCATTTTAAATTAAATGATGATCTTCCAGATGGAACGGAAGGTAATGAATTTGATATTGAGTGGGAAGAAGATCATATATTATCCTATAAGTATCCTAAGATGTATGCACTTAAAAGACCTACATGGGAAGTAAATCCAGTAAGAAGCATTGATGACTTTAAGGTATCATTTTATAAAAACTCACAAGATGCTCTTGGTAGATTTGCATGTATGCCACCAGAAATGGTTGATGCTTTCTTTAAATCAAGAGAAAAAATTGAAAAAGCATTTAATAATACAGCAGTAGCAATAGATAAGTTTGGAAGATTTGAAAATTGGTTTGCCCCAGACCCAGATAAAGAATATTTTTTGCATGTGGACTTGGCACAAAAACATGACCATTGTGCAGTCTCAATGGCACATGTAAACAAATGGGTTAACGTAAAAGTGACTGACACATATTCACAACCAGCCCCAATTGTTGAGGTTGATGCTGTAAGATTCTGGACACCAACAGCAGATAAGTCTGTAGACTTTACAGAGGTTAAAGATTATATTTTATCTTTACGAACTAAAGGATTTAATATAAAGGTATGCACATTTGACCGCTGGAACTCACATGATATGATGCAACAGCTAAAACAATACGGAATTAATACTGAATTATTATCTGTAGCTAAAAAACATTATGATGATATGGCAATGGTAGTGGCGGAAGATAGATTAACTGGACCTTATATTCCATTACTAATAGATGAATTATTACAATTAAAAATTATGAGAGATAAAGTTGATCACCCAAGAAAAGGATCAAAAGACTTAGCAGATGCTGTTTGCGGATCTATTTATAATGCTATAAGTAAAACTAAATTTGATGTTACTGGTGAAATAGAAATACATACATACGACTCAATGAGATTTGATAATGATATGAAGGATGAGGATATAAGGCTTAATATGATTAGACCTCCAAGAATGCCAAGTGATTTATCAGACGCAATAGAAAGAATGATGACAATATGAGTACATATCAAGAAAAAGCAAAAGAATGTAAATGTTGCGGTAAACATGTACCTCTACCAACTGTATTAAAAGAATACAACGGAGTTCTACTTTGCCCCACTACATTTGCTAATGTAATAGAATATAAAAGAATATGGAAGTCTTTAGGTGCTAGGCCACAAGGTAATATCAGGAAACATTTTTCTGAATATGTGCAGCAGATGGTCGAAGTAACTATTGACAAAAATGAGGACGGGACATTACAATAAGTTATGACACATAAGTTATGATATAATATATATATGAAACTATGTGGAACTTATTCTGGATATGTAACCCATATCAAGAAAAAACAAAAACCTTGTAATTCTTGTAGAAATGCCTCAAACGAATACCGTAGAAAAAAAAGAAATAAAGATGTAAAAAAAATTGGATATGATCCTAGAAGATTTAAAAGACATCATATAACAAAAGAAGATTATGATAAACTACTCTCTAAATATGATGGAAAATGCTGGATATGCAAAGATTTAAAAGCAGTGCATATAGATCACGACCACACATGTTGCAACAATGATAGCTATTCCTGTGGAAACTGTATACGTGGTGTATTATGTAGTAATTGTAATACTGGAATAGGTCTATTAAAAGATAGTCCTAAATTAATTAAATCTGCATTAAAGTATCTATCTATTGCCAGTAGTCTAAAATAATGTTAAAATTAAATCATTAAGGGGCGGTAGCTTAATTGGTCAGTAGCTTCAATCTCATAAATTGGAAGGTGTCAGTTCAAGTCTGACCCGCCCTACAGATTAGTAGTATAATAGTAACATGGAAGAGGAATTCCCAATGGATGATTCTGACGAAAAGTTAGAATATTATATGAGCATAGGTGCCATTGAATTAGAAGGCATGGATGAAGATGGAGAAATTATTTACTCTATTAGTGAAAATGCCAAAGA